GAGCAAGGAAACGCAAGGACCAGAGAGCTTAATTTTGCTCGTCATTTAATCTATAGATGCGAGATGAGAGCTAGGCATAACACCCCCTCAAATTTAAGAGCCAGAAAACTTCTCAAAAGAATTGAACATTGCATTATTGATCTTTACATTGAAGATTGTAAGACATGGGGATCGTTACTTCCTGAAATTGCTGGGATGTCCGTAAGAGAAAGACTTAATTACGAGAGGATTAATGGTTAAAACCGCCATGCAGCGGGAAACGGTCATCGAGCAGGCGCTGGAGCGGTTCGCTCTTGCTGCCGAGGCCGATAATGCTTGGCGAACTGAATGTCTGACCGACTTGGAATTCTCGACTGGCGAGCAATGGGACATTGGGATACGAACGCAGCGCGAGCGCAATGGCAAGCCCTGCCTCACAATGGATCAAATCCAGCAATCGGTTCGCCTCGTCTGCAATCAGTATCGCCAGCAGCCTCCGGCCATCGAAGTAAGTCCCGTCGGTGATGAAGCGGATATCGACACAGCGGAAATCCTGCAAGGTATCATCCGGCACATCGAGGTCAACTGCGATGCTCAAACGGCATACGAAAAGACCCATGAGGCAATCGTGCGGACTGGATTTGGAGCCTGCCGCTTGCTCTCGGATTATGTGGATGATGACTCGGATGAGCAGGAAATCATCATTGAACCGATTCGGAATCAATTTAACGTCTTCTGGCAGCCTGGTGTTCCGCAAGAAAAGTCCAAATGGTGTTTCATAGTCGAGGATTTACCGAAGGACACCTATAAAGCAGAATATGGTGATTCGGCGCTCGCCTCGGCAGATGAGTTCACATCAATCGGCAATGCCGCGCCAGCATGGATCACCATCGATACCATTCGAGTGGCCGAATATTTCTGTTTGGAAGCCGATAATGTCACCAAGAAACGGCCAAAAAACAAGGTAGTCTGGCGCAAGATCAATGCCTTTGAGACGCTGGAAGGTCCTACGACATTGCCCGGTACCACAATTCCAGTGTTCACCGCGTATGGCGATGATCTGGATGTAAATGGCAAGCGGTATGTGGCTGGATTGGTCAGGAATGCGCGCGGCCCGCAGCAGATGTACAATTACATGAATTCCAAGGCCGTCGAGGCCATTGCATTGGCGCCTACCGCTCCTTGGGTCGTCGTCGAAGGGCAGCTTTCTGGGCGAGAAAAGGATTGGGAGCAGGCGAACTCAGGGAACATTGCCGTTCTTCAATACAAGCAAGTGGACATTGCCGGCAAGCCAGCTCCGCCACCGCAGCGCAGCGTTGTCGAGCCTGCCATCCAAGCAACGATGCTGATGATCCGGCAGGAGTCTTTAGACCTCAAGGCTGCAATGGGGATTTACGATCCCAGCCTCGGGCAGCGGCGTGGAGACGAATCTGGGACAGCAATCCAGCATCTCCAGCAACAGGGCAATATTGCCACGCTGAACTATGCCGACAATATGAGCCGTATGCTCAAGCGGCTCGGTCAGTCGCTACTCAAGTGGATTCGAGTCATTTACGATGTGCCACGAGTGCAGCGAATCATCAAACCGGATGGAACAATCGGGCAGGTAATCACGCACAATGGACCAGATCAACTCAAGGACGCACAGGCGCTCGTCACCGATAAGATCAGTAAAATTTACGACATTGGAGTCGGCCGGTATGATGTGATTATCTCCGTTGGCCCGACGTACCAGTCAAAACGCCAGCAAGCCTCGGAAACTCAGATTCAATTGCTTCAGCACATGCCTCCGCAGATGGTGCCAATGTTCATGGATTTGGTGATTCGGAACATGGACATTCCTCAAGCTGGAGAAATGGCCGACCGGGCGAAGAAACTACTGCCTCCGGCGCTTCAGGATGGCGACGAGTCCGATCCCAAGACACAGGTGAACAAACTCCAGGCGCAGATTCAGCAATTGAGCCAGCAGCATCAGCAATTGACGCAGGCGCTGGAGCACTCGAATCAAATTATCCAGACCAAGCAGGTCGAACAACAGGGCAAAGTGCAGATCGAGATGGCCAAGTCGCAGAACGACATGAACATCGAGAAAATGAAGATTGACGCGCAGATAGCCATTGCCGAAATCAATACGAAGGCCCAGAGCGCGGTCGAGCGGGCACAGATGTTCAAGGATATTTGGACCGAATTACACGGATCGGCGCACGAACTCGGGATGCAGGCAAGCCAGCAATCGCACGAACAGCAAATGGCGACTCAGCAGCAAGGAGCGGACCAGCAGGCGCAAGCCTCGGATCAGGCCGCGGCTTCGTCCTCGCAGGCAGCGGACCAGCAGCATGAAGCCACAATGGCTCAACAATCACAGCAAGCCGAAGGTAATCAGCAATGAGGATTGAGTTTGTAATAGCTAATATAGGATTTAGTTTGCACGTAAATGAATTTGATTGGAGTATGGATCGCAAGAATGTAATTAGTTTTGAACTGTTCTGGAAATCTGCACAGCCAATAAGGGCATGGATTATTCATAAGTCTAATTTCTCTGGAGAGGGAATGTTTTCATTTGTGACTTATCGGCAAGGAAAACGATCAGGTTGGGCATTCCAAGGCCCGATTCGGAGGATTTAATGAGCGAAGAGACACAAGTACAGGAAGTGAAAGAAGTTTCAATCGATACTTTGCCCATGCGCGAATTCAAGGCGGCGCGGGCCGAAGGAAAGGAACGAGTTGAGCAGAAGGTTGAATCTGTCGTCGAGGAAAAGAAGGCCGAGGAATCGGGAGAGGAAAACAAAGAAGACGAAAAGCCGAAAGGTAAGGGCGGCTTCCAATCCCGCATCGACCGGCTCGTAAAGCAATTGGCAATGAAGGAAGAGGAACTTGAAAAGGTACGTGGATCGGCAAAGGTTGAGGAAAAGGCACCTGTTGTTACAGCAGAGGGTGAGCCGAAGCGCGAAGACTTTCAGAACGAACCTGCCTATATCAAAGCATTGACGCGATGGGAACTGAAACAAGCCATCAAAGAGCAGGCTGAGGCTGATGCGAAGGCCAACCATGAGACACGGGAGAAGGAGATCGTCACAGCCTACAATGAACGCGCAGCCGAAGCGAAATCCAGGTATGACGATTGGGACGAAACGGTTAATCAGTCAATTGATATTCCTGCTTCCGTTGGCCGTCAGTGTTTGCTTCTGCCTAATGGTCCTGACCTGGCGTACTTTCTCGGCAAGAATGCGGAGGTTCGGGCGGAATTGCTGGCGATGGACCCGATAGAGGCGGCTGGAGAGGCTCGAATCATTGCAGACAAACTTGCTGCCGAGAGTCATAAGGAAGAACCGGAAGAAAAAGAGGAAATAATCGAGGAAAAGCCCAAGAAACTGGAGAGCAAGGCACCTCCGCCCATTAAGCCATTGGGCACCGGAACAGCGAAATCGACGATTCCACTTGACAAAATGAACATACGCGATTACAAGAAAGCTAGGTCAGCAGGCAGAATTCAGTAACCGTCAGAGCGGGTATCAGCTCTGTGTTGCAGAGGTAGCTCCGTGGGGCGTTCGCGCTCCGTAACTCCTTCCGACTCGGAAACGGAAAAGCAGTAATGCGTTTCCAAAATCGAAAGGAGTTTTTCTTTGCCAACAAACACATTTCTTACAATTGGCATGATAACGCGCGAGACGTTATCAGTGCTCGAAAACGAACTCACCTTTACTCGCCTCATCAGCCGGGAATACGACGATCAATTTGCGAAAAAGGGAGCGAAAATCGGCTCCGTGCTGAATGTGCGCCTGCCTGTGAGGTTCACGCAGACCAACGGCCAAGGATTGCAGCTCCAGGATTTGACGGAAAGCTCGGTGCCGGTGGTTCTGAACAAGCAGTATCAGCGGTCTTTTGCGGTGACTTCTGCCGATTTGACATTGAACATCGACGATTTCCGAAAGCGATTCATCGAAAAAGCCATGATGAGCATGGCGAACGAAATCGACTACGACGGGATGGGTCAATTCGTCAACATCTACAACACGGTCGGAACTCCAGGTTCCACGCCGAACACCTTGGCCACTTACCTTTTAGCCGGACAGCGACTCAGTGAGGAAGCGGCCCCGCTCGGGGATCGTAATCTGACCATCAACCCCGCGATGAATGCAACCATCGTCGGCGCGTTGACCGGCTTGCTCAATCCGCAGAAGAAAATCGGCCAGCAGTATGTCAAGGGCATGATGACTGCGGAAACAGTGGGATTCGACTGGTACATGGATCAGAACGTGCGATCCTTCGTGGTCGGCCCCCAAGGCGGCACGCCTCTAATCAATGGAGCCAATCAGACCGGCGCATCGCTTCTAACGAAGGGTTGGACGGCCTCGGCTGCATCGAGGCTGGTTCAGGGCGATGTGTTCACGATTGGATCGGGATCGACTGGCGTGTATGCGGTCAATCCTCAGAGCGGACAGTCAACCGGCGCATTGCGACAGTTCGTCGTAACCTCGCCTTTCAGTTCCGACGGTTCTGGAAACGGAACAGTCAACATTTCGCCTTCCATTGTTGTTACCGGAGCCTACAAGACAGTGACCGGGCAGACAGCCGATATCACCGGACCGGCAGCCAATGCAACCATCAATGTGCTTGGAGCGGCCAACACCGTTTCTCCGCAGGGTCTTGCATTCTGCGAGGAAGCCTTCACGTTCGCCAGCGCCGACCTTCCCCTTTATGGCGGTCTCGACATGGCCGACCGGATGGCCGATGACCAGGACCTCAAGATGTCAATCCGCGTGATTCGGGATTACGACATTAACACCGACCGCTGCCCCCTTCGCATGGACCTCTTGGGCGGATGGGCAACGCTGTATGCGCAAGAAGCAGTTCGGATTGCTTCCTAAAGGAGAGATGACGAATGTCAATCACAGCAACAACCCTTAGCGGGGCAATGACGGCAAACGCAACAATCCTCACCGTGGCCAGCGCGACTGGAATCACGGCGCCGAACTTCCAAACCGCATCCGGCATCACGTATTTGCTTATCGACCAAGAAAAGATGCTCGTGGTCGGTGTCAGCGGAACATTCATCAGCGTGATACGAGCGCAGGATGGCACGATAGCCGCTGCCCATACCAACGGTGCATACGTTCAAAGCGGATTACCGTCTGACTTCCGAAAGTATCAGGAAGTGCTTGGCGATGAGCTAATCA